GCGCGCCGGCGGACTGGTGCCACGTCGCACCCTGCGAGGAGCCGAGCAGCATGATGTCGGGCGGAAGGTTCCAGTCGACGAACGCGTTGAGACCGCCGGCCGGGCCGGCGTCGGGGACCATGTCACCGAAGTTGATGCCGAGATCCCAGTAGGCCGGGCCGTTCAACCCTTTGACGTCGATCAGCGACGTGAAGATGTTGTAGGCCATCGCCAGGAACAACGGCCCGGGCGGTGTCGTCGCCGGGTTCAACGCCGCCATCAACGCCTTGACGTTGGCCAAGAAGTCGGCGCCCGGTGTCGCCGCGGTGGCGGTGGCCAGCAGCGCGGTGATCGCGTCGGCCTCCGCCTTGCGCGACCAGTCGACGGCCATCGCCCGCAGGTAGGCCTCCAAGAAGCTGGGCGAGGACCGTTCGACCGCCTGGAGCGAGATGTCGTTGCCGCCGGCGATCGTCTTCACCGGCGCCGAACGCATCGCCATGTCGGCCGCCGTCGACGTGATCGCAGTCTTCTCCGTCACCTGTACACCCGTGGTCGGCAGCGTCGACCACTCGGGGTACTCGATCGACATCCCCGAGGCGGGCAGCGGCGCCTGGGAGAGCGCCCGCAGCAACGGTGTGCCGTGGTCGACGATGGCGGTGATCTCGGCCCGGTAGGCGGGTTGGACGACTTCGGCTGCGCTCGTCGTTGTGATGTTGATGAGTGCCGCCTGGATCTCGGCGCGCAGGGCGCCGGTGGAGATCTCGCCACGGTTGGCGGCGGCGACCAGGCCGGCGTAACGGGCGAGGGTGAGGCGGGGCGCCGGGCCGGGGCGCGACGTCGACAGTGGGATGTGCCGTGGCGGTTCGGCCGGTGCGGCGACGATCGCCGGTACGGGCGCGTCGGCGACGAGGTCGGCGGTGGCGGTGTCGGTGTCGGGCATGGCAGGTTCTCCTCGTTGGGCGTGGACATTGGTGACGACGGCGTCGGCGAACGCGCCGAAGGGGAGCAGGGCTGTGTGGTGCCAGTCGCCGGCGGCGACGACCATGACGCCGTCGTCGTCGAATTCCCAGTCGGTCGGGTTGACACCGACGGAGAACATGCCGAGCACACCGTCAGCGGCGAGCGTCAACGCGTCGTCACCGTCGCGTACCTGTGACACGCGTACGGCGGTTTCCATCCCGGCCGGTGTCGACTGGTTCGCCGTGGTCAGGCCGATCGGCGGTCCGTCATGGCCCAGGGTGACGATCGGGCGGCGGTCGGCGTCGAGCGATCCGGGCAGGAAGCGGACTCGGGTGCCGTCGGCGACGGTGCCTGTCGCGTTCCACGGCACGGCGACACCTTGGATCGTGCGGGCCTCGGCTGCGGCGAGTACGACAGGCTCCGCCTGGTCGAACGTGACGATCATGCTTCGTTCCTTCCGTCGATGTCACGGGGCCGCCCGGGCGCCGTCTCGGGCGTGTTAAAGGCGATCTCCATGTCGTTGGGCGAGGCGTTGTCGGCCGGTGTGTACGGGTTGCGTAGCCAGGCGTTGAGATCGAGACGGACGGCCTGACCGCGTGGCGTCACGTTCGGCCCCGACAACGTCTGCTCGATGCATCCGATGTACGGTGCGGCGCCGTAGTCGATCAGGTCCTGCTTCGCCTGTGCGGCGTTCAGGTATGTCATCCCGGTTCCGGCCGGCGCACCGATGAAGTACGGCGGGATGTTGCCGACACGGGCCAGCTCTAACGCCTGATGCTGGCGGGCTTCGACGAGTTGCAGCCGGGCAGGGTCCATCGACGATTCGCGCCAGCGGATGAACGGGTTGAGCGCGGCGACGGTGCGCGCGTGGCGGGCGGCGGCGAACGTGTCGGCGATCTCGGACAGTTCGTCGGCTGACATCGGTTCGGAGTTGTCTGTCTGCTCCAGCCAGCCGGCCGGAATCTCCGCCATTGAGAATCGTTCGGCGGCGGCGTCCAAGTTGATCGCTGTCGAGATCGCCCGGAACCCTTGTGACAGGACACCGTCAGTCGGCGACAGAAACTCGACGACGTCGCCCGGCGCGACCAGCTTGCCGCGGTGAGTCACCTTGCCGGTGGCGTCGACCATCACGTCGGCGGCCGGCATCCATTCGAACGCCGACGGATAGGTGTTGGCGTAGCGGTCGGCGATGCGCCAGTAGGCGCGGCCGTAGAAGAACAGATCGTCAGTCGTCCAGGCGAGAATGTGTTGGCGTGTCCGGTTCGGATCGGGACGGGCCATCCATCCGACGGGCGGTGTCATCTCTTCGAACGGGCGGCCGTTCGGGGCGTCCCAGGTGACGGTGAACAACGTCAACGGCAACGCCGACACCGCGGAACAGATCAGGTCACGGGCACGGGAGATCGCCGGCACCGACATCGCCGCGTCGCGTGACCAGACGTCGACGGGCGGTGCGAAGTCGAACGGGGCGAGACGGGCGATGCCGGTGCCCCACATATGTGGCCGGGTCGTCGTCGCCAGGGCGACGGTCCCGGCCGCACGAACTACGGCCGGGCCGTCGCCTCCGTTGACGTGGCGGCGTCGCAGCATTCAGCGTCCCTTGACGGCGGCGACATAGTCACGCCAGCCGATCTCGCCACGGGCGAACGCGGCGCGCGCGGCGTCGGCGTCGGCCGGGAGGGGATCATCCGGTTCCGGTTCGGCGGGTTCGGCGGGCGCAGCAGTCGCGGTCTTCTTCGTCGCCACAGAGGCGATGATGCGCCGGCCGTGGCGACGTCGGGAAGGCCGGCGTTTTCTCTCTACGAGCGGGCGACGGCGACGGCCGGTGTCCGCGCCGTCGCCCGCCGTGACGCCGTCGTCGCCGCCCAGACGAGACAACGGGCCAGTTCGATCGAACCCGACGCGTTGGTCGACAGGCCGGCCGAACGGGTGGCGACGGCCCGGCCGACGTGTTCGGCGAGCAGGCGGGAGTCGTCGTGGGCGACATGGCCGGCGGCGAACATCGACAGCATGATCGGCACGGCCGGGGCCAGTTCGCGGATGCCGACGGTGCGCTTCTTGCGCCATCCCTCAGGTGCACGGGTCGCCAGTCCGGGTGTGAGCAGGACGGCGTCGACGTCGCCGTAGACGTCGTCGAGGATGGCGAACAGGTCGTCTTCGGTTTCGACGGCGGCGAGCTGGGCGACGTGTGTGATGCCGTTGACGTTCCACGCCCGCACGGCGTAGAAGCGGTCGCCGCCCATCGACACTTCGGCGGCGACGACACCGCGTTCTGGGGCCGGCATGTTCGCCTTCTCGCAGGCGTCCCAGACGCCTGGTTGCAGCCATGACTGTTCGGACTGGACCCACAGGTTGAGCGATGCACGCAGGAACGCCGTCCGGTTCGGCGCGTTGTACTCGTCGCGCAGCGTGTCGAGGTCGATCGTCGTGCCCATCGCCGGGTTGGCGTAGGCCCACCAGGCCGGGTCGGCGTAGTCGACGCCGGGCGGCGGCGACCATTCAGCCATGAAGAGGCGGCCGGCGGTGCCGGTGTCGACTTGGGCGATGCCACGTTCACGCCATTGTCGGAGCAGGTGTGACTGTTCGTCGCCGGCCGTTGACAGCATGACGAGCAGCGGGTTCGGCCGGGCGCGTTGCGCCGGTACCAGGCCGTGGTCGACGGTTTCGGGCGACACTTTCCAACATTCGTCGACGACGGCGAGGTCGATCGACAGGCCGTGCCCTGCGCCGGCCGTCGCCGCCTGTACGGAGAACACCGAGCCGTTGTCCAGTTCGAGCAGTTCACGGCCGAAACTGCCGAGGCGTCGCGTGATCCGGTTGTCGTCGATCAGGTTGGCGATGTGGAAGAAGGCCCGGTTGGACAGTTTCAGGTCGTGCGACGTCCAGGTCACGGTTTGCGGGCCGGCCCGGTCGGCGTGTTCTGTCAGCCACCATCCGACGAGTGCCTGCGCCATCGTCGTTTTCGAGTTTTGCCGGGCGACGGAGATCAGCCCGTAACGGTGGCACCAGCGGCCGGCGGCGGTCGCCAGCAGGGCGTCGAGTGCGGCGCAGTTCCAACGCATCAACGGGTGGGCGAGGTGCCGTTTCGCCCAGCGGGTGACGGCCGGGCCGGCTGACGCATCCCCCACGGTGGCGGTGATCAGTCTGGGCGCGATGCGGCCGCGTCGTGGCGGCGTCGCCCGTTTCGGTTTCGGTTTCGGTGTGTTCGGCCTGGTAGGGCGAGATATCTGACGACTTTCGGGGGATCTTGGGTTCAGGGCATGCTCCAAGAAACCGGGTTGAGCCGTCGCGGCGATCTGGCGTGCGCGGCCGATTTTTCCGCCTAGGTGGTTGTTGCACGGCCGACAGGCCGGGCGCAGGTTCGCCATCGAGTGGTCGCCGCCGGCGGCGCGGGGGACGATGTGGTCGACGGTGGTCGCCATCCCGGCACAGGTCGGACCGCGGATCGCGCAGACTGGGTGGGCGGCGAGGATGGCGGTGCGGTTGCGTTGGTACTCGGGATCGTTGTCCCACCGTCGACCATCGGTCACCAGTCGTTCAGTCTGACAGCCCGAGATCGAGCAGCAATTGGTAGCGGCGGTGTCCGGTGTCGGCAAGGTGGCGGGTCTGGGCCGTCTCACCGTCGCAACGTTGCCCGCAGTCGAAGCATTCGGCCGGTGACGCAGGGACGCGGCGCGCGCCGCCACGGCTGCGCCGCGTCCCTGTCACCGCGTCGGCATCAGGCGGTCCGATGCCGAGGCGGCGGGCCTCAGCCGGTGTCAGATGGGCCGGCATCGGGCAGTTCGGCGGGTTGTTCAGGCGTAGGCGACGAGGCGGCGCGGTCGGCCGCAGCGCAGGCAGCGGTACTGGTCGCCGAGGCGGCGCCACTCGGACTGGGGCAGGGTGTAGTGCTCGACGTGTCCGCACGGGGCGAACGTCAGCGTCGCATGCCACAACATCATCGCCGCCTGTCGCGTCGGTGCAGGTAGCGCCAGACGATGTCGAACGCCTCGGCGACGACTCCGACGATGAGCACGGCGCCGGTGACGATCACGGCGAACTCGATCGCCTCAGGACTCATCATCGGCCTCTTCGGCTTCGACACGTTCGGTCAGCCAGACCGTCGGCGGGCGCATCCGCGCGGCGTTGTCGCGCCGGTTGTACTCGACGGCGATGCGCAGTCCGACGCGTGGGTCGACGACGGGGCCGTTGTACTCGACGCTCATCGGATCAGGAACTGGTCAGGCGCACAGTCGTCGTATCCGGCGATCTCGGGGCGCGGTTTCGCTTGGAACTGATCGGCGAACGACGGGTGCCGCGCACGCGACGCCGAAACGGCGTGCGCGGGTAATGCACGTAGTGCATTGGAGGTGCCCTGTGTAGCGCCCTGCGTAGCGCCCTGCGTAGCGCCCTGCTGGCGGGGCGCAAGATTGATCAGCCAGGGGATTGTCCACAGGGCGGCGAGGCGTCCGACGGCCGGTTCCTTCAACTCGATCGCGCCGCGTTCGGCGAGGCTTCGCAGCGCGGATGTGACGCCGTCGTTGGACATGTGCGTCTTCGTGACGAGCAGGCGGTGACCAGGCCGGCTGAACCCTTCGGCCGCCGAGTGCATGTGCACCAGCCAGTACAAGACGGTGCACTCCCACACGTTCAGGTCGGGATGGTCGTCGCAGTAACGCTCCCACTGGCGGCGCGTGTTGTCGTTCACGGCGCGATCTCGTCGGCGGCGATCGTCAGCAGCGACGCCACCTGACGCGCCGCGTCCGGCGGCAGCAGCACGAACCGAGCGCCGACCGTGATCAGGTCGCCCGGGGCGAGGATCATCCCGACGGCGGCAGTGACGCGGCCTCCGCAGGCCGGGCAGGCCTCCGCCTTGCCGCTCATGATGCGGCCGACCGATCGAGGAATTCGCGCACCTTGGCGGCGATCGCCCCATCGCCGAGCTCGCCGGCGATCACCATGTCGGCCGCGCGGGCGAGACGGGACGGAACAAGCCGACCAGGCGTCGCGATGACCAACAGCGGCTTGTCGAGCAGCAGCCCGTAGCCGAGCTCGACCGCGCTCTTGACGTCCGGTTCAGGCGGCGCGATCGCGATGAACGCCGCCGATCTCTCGATCATCGGGAACACCTGATGCCGGACGTGGGCCTCCCATCGTCGGGTGCGCGGGTCGTCCCACGGATCGCCCGTCATGACACGGCCTGATCAGGTGCTGGTGAAGTGCATCGAGTCTTCACCCACGTCCGAACCTCGTCGAGGTCGTAGAAACGCCGGCCGCGGGGCTTGATCTGATGCGACGGCATTCCTTCCGCCAGCCAGTCGTACAGCGTCTGCTCCGAGATGCGCAACGCAGCCCGGATCTCACGGCTCGACAGGAACGGATGGGGCACCTGAGTAAATTCCACGTCTGTAACTTTACTCAGATTGTCTCGTTGTCTGCTCGGATCTTCTACCATTGCTCTCCACTATGGCACATGGCGGCGTGTCATTCGACGAGTACCGGACCTACATGCTCAGGCGCGGCTACGCGCGCGGCACGATCCGCACGCGGCTGTCAGTGGCGCGCGCCTGGTGCGCTCGTCACGACATCGCTTCGGCCACTTGGTGCGATGTTGAGGCATGGGTCTTCGCTCGGCATCTGTCGGCGGGGTCGATGCGGAACCTGCTCGTCAACCTGCGGGCGTTCTATCGGTGGGCGCTCCGTGACGGCCTGACCGGTGATGATCCGACGCGCCTGGTAGATCGTCCGCCGGTGCCCCTCCGCCTCCCACGGCCAGCACCTGAGCATGACATCGGCCGACTGTTTGCCTGCGGAGACATACAGCTACGCGCCCTGATCGCGTTGATGGCCTGCGCCGGGCTCCGCTGCGTCGAGTGTTCCAGGCTCGACTGGTCCGACGTCGACCTCGCGGCGGCGACGGTGATCGTCAACGGCAAAGGGTCCAGGGAGCGTCTGATCGACCTGTCGCCTGACGTCGGCCGAGCCCTCGCCGAGCTGGCTCTACACACGCCGGGGCGTCGCATCGATGCCGTCTTTGTCGGCCCGACCGGTCGGCGCCTGTCGCCGGCTCGGGTGTCACAGCGAATTGCTCGGGCGAGCGTCGCCGCCGGAGTCGACGTGCGCGCCCATCGGTTGCGGCACCGCTGCGCCACCCAGGCGTTGCAGCAGCCCGGCGCCGACCTGCTCGCCGTGCGCGACCTGCTCGGCCACTCATCGGTCTCGACGACTCAGATCTACACGGCGGTGATCCCCGGACGAACCGCCGCGACGTCACGCGCGCTGCGATTGCCAGCCGCCTGAGCGGGACCTCCCATCAGCGGGAGGTCCCCGTAACACATAGGAAGGAAG